GAGAAGGAACTCAGGTGGATGGAGCAGAACCCCGGCAAGGTGCCGAGTGGCTTCAGCCCGACTGGCGCAGCACGGGACGGTTTGAACCTAGGCAGCGACATGCACAGCACGTTCAACCCCGGTACACCGGTCCACGAGGCCTCCGTCACGCCCTCATTGAACCTCGGAGTGAATGAGAATGGCATACCCCTAAAGAAGGATGGCACCCCGGACCTTAGATACAAGAAGGTCCGAGGTGACGAGTGATGGGCAAGATATTCAAGACCCCGAAGGACGACTCAGTGGAGGAGACCCTCCGCGCAATGCATCTGGCGAACACCGTTGACAATGTCTACGAATGGGGCATAGGATGGGTGCGGACGCTCATCGCATTCGGCATCGGTGTGCTTGGTACTAGCGCCGTGGAGTACTACACCGACATAGCGATCTGGGAGTCAACGGGTGATTGGGCCGCTGGCAAGGTCGAGGATCTCGCCCAGTGGCTCCTTGATCTGGTGAGTTGATCGGGCATGTCGGCGACAGGCAGCGTTCTGGTCGGCGCAGCATTGTGGGGACAGCACCTCTACAACGCTTGGAAGCCGAGGAGCGTTGGTATCTACGGAACCAGCATGGTCGGCAAGACGACGCTTGATCGCTACATGACCACCCCCGGCGAGATGGAGGACATCCCCGAGGAAGAGAGGACCAACCACTTTCGCATACTCAACCGCTACATGCTACCAAGGGCATCCAAGAAGAGGATCAGTTGGAAGGGGGAGAAGCGTGTCGTCAACTCCAGTGACGTGGGAGGCCAAGAGAGATTCTGGAACCTGTGGGTCGATGACATGGTGGCAAGGCAGGTCGAGGCCGTCGTCTACATGTTCGACGACAGGGCGTTCAAGGGGGGAGCCGAGGGCATGGAGCAGGTTGCTGGATTCAAGTATCTCGTTGACGTACTCGTAGGCAGGAATTATCGATACAGGACACTGAGGAGCAGATGGAAGGGCAGGAAGTACTCACCAAAGGTCGTCATGCTGGTGGCGAACAAGGCCGATCGGTTCTTTGACGAGAAGGCAGCACTCCTCTGGCAGCAGGGGAGGATAGGCGAGCACAAGGTGTTCGATCCCTTCCGAGACGACTTGATCAGGCTGCAGAAGGCGAACATCAGGAGCAAGCGCTCCTTCATGGCCACACGCATAGGTTGGAACGTGGAAATAAGCATGCTTGACTTGCTGACCTCATGATTGACCCCATCAATAGCCTTTTGAATGAACAACGGATGCGACTCACATGGCCAAGACCAATGGGGATACTGCTTTGGTCTCCACCGGTGGTGGTTCCAACAGCCTCAGAACCACGGTCCCCATGTGGTTGGTCGAGCAGTTCTCGCTCGCTGCTGGTGATCGGTTGAACTGGAGGCTCGACACAGACGGAAAATCCATGTACATCAAGGTACTACCAGTCAAGGAGGGTGATCAGGCGTGATGGGTGGAATCCCGAATCCAATGGCCTCAGCACCCCAGCAGTCACTCGGCGTCGTCAACGAGGCACATCTCATGGCGCTCGCCGCGCAGGGGAATCCCCAACTCAACAGGGCAGCGCTCATGGAGCAGGCCGTCGCACAACAGCAGATGCAGGAGATAGCCCAGCAGAAGAACCTCGAGGTGCCCAAGGTCAACTTCTACCCAAGCACACACGCAGACCCTAGGAAGGCGAGACGGAAGGACATCAGGCAGGCCTACAAACTACTTCGACCAGCGAAGAGGAGAATAATCAGTCCAGCAAGACTACTGGGATCGAAGTACCTGTACAACAAGCAGACCCACGTATGCGTCGTCGACGGATGCGACTGCTCCGAACTCATACAGCACGACAATCTCTACGCTCGCATATGCGACGAGGACACAGGCCGCAGCCTATGGGAGATGTACTGGCAGAACCCAGTGACTGGTGAGCCATCGGCGTTCCTCGCCATGGACAAGGTCACGAGTGGGAGGAGGATGAGGGGCACGTACTGCCCCGAGCATCTTCACCTCTACCACCTGCTGTGCAAGTGGGAGGCCGAGCAAGAGAAGGAGAACGAGATGCAGCCATCGAGGTTCAAGGACAAGGTGAAGCGAGGGGTCTCCATCGTCACCGTCCCGGTCTCCACCATGAAGAGGGACGAGATACCAGTTCCCGAGATGCTGGCGAAGTACGAGCCCTTCTTCGAGTTGCTGGAAAGGGACTCGAGGGTGACCAAGGGCATCAACATCAACCACTACACGAATCCGATGACAGGACTCAATGACATCACCACCGTCACGTTCGATCTGAGGATATTCCAAGACGAGTTGGCGAAGATGCAGCAACCCACACCTGCTTTCCAGCAGATAATTAACCAACAACCCCCTCCCATGAACCAACATATAGGTGATCAATGATGTTCGGATTCAACAATCAGCAACAACCGCAATCGAGCACCCTCAACCTCTCACAGACCGGTGCACCACAGGCACAGGGAGGCATGTTCGCCATGGGTGGACAACCAGCGCAACCCGGATTCTTGGGTGGGATGTTCGCTGGTGCTGGGTATGGGGACCAGTACAACCAGTACTACAACCAACCAGTCGCACCCCCCTCCGAGACGGAGATCCTCGACTCCATGCTCAAGACGCTCAACCCCGTTGACAAGTTCATCGTCAGCCCACAGATGCCAGCACTGATGGACATGCTCGCATCCCTCGTCAGCATGTCGGTCCTCAACATCCTCAAGAACGCCAAGTTCGCAATAGACGATGACGATGGCTCTATGCAACTCGACATATCATCGCTCCCCTCTGACCTACAGACACTCTCAGCCGAGAACATCATGGCCCAGTTGTCCAGCATGCAGAACTCATCCAACCAAGTCATACAACAGGCTGAGATGCAGAGGCAACAGGTCCTCTCCATGGCCAACCAGAGCATGATGGCCGGTGCGCTCAACGCGGCCATGGCCAACCCCGGACTCATGGAGAACGTCGGGACCGGCATAGGTAGTTTCACCAGAAACCTACTGACGGGAGGAAGATAGTATGATGAGCGGAGTACCCATACCATCCCAGTTCGCAGCCATGGGCCTCGACCTGTGGTCACCCAAGAGGAGCGTCGTCGTTGACATGGTCATGGTCCAACTGATCAGCCTCGTTCTCCTGATGCTCGGTGTCCTCGTCTTCAGGGCGAACGAACTCTCCACCAACGAGGCCACGTTCTACCTCGTCGGACTCTTCGGCTCGATGATATTCCTATCAGCGGTTTATGCAAGAATTTCACGTATGTAGAAGAAACGTTCATGTTTCGTGCTGCCTTAAGTACCACCAATGGAGGGCGGGCCGCGCATCACAAAACGCTCCTGCGCCTTCTGCCAGAGCGACCAGAGAGACGAACTCGAGGAGATGCTCCTGTCCGGCGACATGACCGCCAAGCAGATGGACAAGGACATGGGTTGGAGGGCGAACACAGCCGACCGGCACTACAGAAACCACATGGGGGAGTACCACATGGCGGCCAACCCGTCGTGTAAGATATGCTCCCACCCGCACCGTGCGGAGTTCGAGTCGAGATACTTTCAGGATGGAAGTGAAAGCGAGGCAATTGCTTCTGAGTTGGAAGTATCCGAGTCCACGGTCTACCACCACATGAAGCACCACTTCCAACCACTCGTCCAGAGAACGGCAGCCGTGGAGGTCGCACTCACAGTCGGTAGGGAACTCGATACTCTCAGGGGCAACGTCGAGAGGCTCAACGAGAAACTCAGCGAACTGCTCTCCGAGGGCTCCGTGCACGAGGACGGATTCGTGCGTGACGCAGTCTCGCTCCACAAGGAGGTGAGGGAGTCCCTCAAGGACATGCTCAAACTCAACAACGACTGGGGCAGTGACTCCAACGAGACCACCGTCAACCAGACGATCAACGTCCTGAAGTTGGAGATGTCGAAGGAGTCCCCCGAGACTTGGAGCAGGATACGAGCCCAACTCATCGAGCAGGCAGGTGGTGACCTGTGAGGGACGTGCAACAGTACATTCAGATCAAGGACCTGCTCCAGCAGGACCACCCCGGATACGGCATGGTCAAGTCGAAGCACACCGGCATCTTCAGCGAGAAGGAACTCCCCCTCTTCCTCGACTTCGTGGCCTTGCTCTTCGAGCGATTCAACTTCTACTTGGGTGACAGCGGTTTGCATGTGCTTGAGTTCGGCACCAAGATACCCATGCTGATCCAGAACCTCAAGACCATATGCGAGTCTGACGAGCCCGAGATCGTGTTCCCCGTCAGGAAGGAGATGAGGGAGATCATACCACTCATCGAGCAGGAGTTCCATGGCATGGGTGATTGCTTCACGGAACCACCGATGGTCAAACAATTCTATGAACGGGTAGCCTCTGCGCTAACACGCTCAGCGAAGTATCACATGGGGGAATCGCAATGACAGAGGGTATGATGGGACGCACTTCGGACACCCGAATGTACAATCCCCGCTCGGAATCCTCGACGATGTTCCGCAACAACGACGGCGAGGGTGGGTACAATCCCGGTGACCCGAAGTACGAGGACGAGGAGAAGCAGAAGAAGCAGGCCGCACGTGACAAGCAGGAGAAGAAGGAGAGGTCCCGCAAGCACATCAAGGTCAAGCCAAGCATGCTACGCGAACTCGACAACGACGAGGATGCCATCGACGACTCGAAGAAGATCGATGCCGACAGGGAGATTCACTCACAGACCGGCGCTGCCGGGAACTTCGGGTTCCTCACTAGCCTCGCTGGCGGCGCCAAGGGACCGGGAGCCGCTCGTGGTGAGATGGTCGCCATGAGCGAGGCGATGGACGACGCTTGGTCCGAGTTGCTGAAGTCCAGTGCCAAGGAAAGGTCGAAGAGGAGGAAGAAGGAGGCGCAGAGCAAGTTCAAGCCCAGCACTGGCGAGTTCAAGAGGCCAGTCGGTGGCTACGATCCCAAGAGCGCGACAAGCCGTCGTGCCAAGTTCAAGTCGAGGGCGCTCGGTGGCAAGAGCAAGAGGACCGGCCTTGGAAGGGCACACCTCGCTGTCGAGATGGAGCACAGGGGAATCGGCAGGAAGCAGCCTCTCAGGCTCGAGGACCCGAGGGAGTACATGCAGCAGATAGGGAGACAGCAGGTCAGGGCCCAGCAGGGTCAGGTCCGAACACCCGCCTCCCCCTCCATACCACAGATAAGCGGCTACTCCAAGAGGGGCATGCCTAGACCCAAACTGAAGCCCATGAGAGCACCACCAATCAACCCGCCGGTCATCGCTGGCGCACCGCATCTGAACATGAGCGGAGGCACAACGGGCATGGGGATGGGAGCCCCTGCGCCTCCACCACCGATGCCGATCATGGCGAGCGAGTCGAGGCACTCGGGTTCAGACCTGCAGAAGCGGTTCGATTGGGCCACCGTCCAACAACTGAGGCACATGCTCGCAGAGAGCAAGAGGCTACTGCGCGAGAAGGAGCGCAAGAGGAAGGGCAAGGGAGATGCGGATACGTCGGGTGCTGCCTCGAACCTACCCAACCACCCGGCCAACGGACCCAAGCAGACGTCCCGTCCCGAAGGAGCGACCGAGGATGCCAAGAACGACCCACGCCACTTCGGTGCTCACACCATCGGCAACGATGTTGGAAGGGGCGGTAGGACGGCATGAGGCTGATACTCAAGAAGGGGTACCCGATTCTCAAGGGTGATGGCAATCACGGTGCTCACCCTGTGACGAAAAGACCCTTCATCTACACTCACCCACCACCTGAGTTCTACCACTCCGAGGAAAACCCGCTGAACGAGCATGGCTTCGACAGACCCCTTTTCTCGCATTACGGCGAGCACGGAGTACCACAGGGTCAGTTCGTTCTGGGTGAGTTCGGGGAGGCCGTGTTTCTCGACGAGTTCGGTGTCGAACACAGGCACGGTATCGACGGCGTCATACGCAAGGTAGGGAGGAGGCTGAGGGAGGCGGGGCTGACCAACATAAACCCCATCGACTTCGTCAATGAGGCAATCGAGAGATACAACGAGGCCCACAAGAACTCAGAGGAGCACTATCTCCCCCCTGTAGACGACCCAGAAAGAGGCAGCGACGAATGGAGGAAGTTGCGCTCAATGGACTTCCAGCACTCGAGGAGCCAAACACAGGCTTCCGAGACCAAGGTCAGAGGTAAAGCAGGAAACCTCGCCACGGTGTACACCAACTCGGGGAGGGGCAGCCAACGCTCAATAGGTAGGTTTCTCGAGTCCTACGCCATCCCCTTCGCACCCTTCCTCGCCGCTATGATGACTGAGGCGGGAGTGACTCCAAGGAGATACGACGAGGGCATCAACATCGGACACATCAGCGTGGGTGATCTCTCGTTCAACCCCGCCACCGGAAGGCCGGTTGGTGGTAGGAAGAGGGGGGAAAGGGCAGGGGAGACGATAGGTCCGAACGGTGAGTTGAGTGACAACTTCCTCAATAGATTGGGAGTCGATGCAGGTGTCGCCGTTGACAACCTACACTCACACGAGATGATTCAGCACATGCCCGACGGGCTCTATGCAGTCGGTAAGCCGGGTTCTCCCACCGACACTGCAAAATTCGCAGAGATTCTCAGGGGACTCGACCAGTCCAAGATGCCGAAGGAACTCCTCGACGAGGTCATCCTACAGGACGCAGGGGGACAGATCACATTACGTGATGCTCTGACGAATGAGACAGACTCCAAGCAACTCACTAGGAAACTCGCCCAGACATCGGGCGCCCTCCATCTCCTGATGGGTGATACGTCACAGGGAATCCCCGATCAAATACTCACAGCGCTTCGTGATCAAGTGCAACTTCCAGAGGGGGTCTCCCTCGATGACATGAAGACTCACATCAAGGCAGGATCGTTGAGGAACCAATATCATAAAGATAGAAGGAAAGGGTCGAGCCACAAGACCGCCGCTGAACTCTTCGCCTACGCTCAACTCCTCGGTGAGAGCGAGAGCAGACCGGGCGTCAGCGCACTGAGGGACGCTGAGATAGAGGGCGTCCAACTCCACCCAGACGTCGCAGGCCAGAGGCGCATGACCGAACTGGTCGCCGCCGCCCTATCACATCACCATGACCACACACCGAACAGGTCCATACTCGATGAGACACCGGTCGGCCCCAACACCGCTAGGAGGAGCGCTGGCTTCCCAACCGCCCCCATGAGCATGGAACTGCCACAGCACCTCGACCAGTACCACCTCAAGGAGATGGCCGGTGTACCGATAACGCAACCACAAGGGAATCAGCAGAAAATCAGTGAGCAGTACGCCAAGGTCAGACAAACCCCACCTACGCAGACCTCTGCTTCCACTCCAGCAATTACTCCTAGCGAGGAATACCGACAAGCACAAAGGGCGTTCCGCTATGCGACTCCCGAGGACGTGCGTGACGTGTATGTGGCAAGGACAGGCTACGGGCAGCCCGGAAGGGCACCAGCGCCTACCGGTCCGATGACCCCGCAGGAGCGGAGGTTCCAGCAGACGCTGTCCGATCCTTACCAGCAGACGCTCGACCAGTACCTACGTGGTGACACCGCACCCGTCGAGGACAGGCTCATCAAGGCGATGGAGAATCTGCAGTACAAGGACGCCGCCAACGACGATGATGTCCGCAAGCACCTACCATCCACGAGGCTCAGCATCAACAGCGAGGACGACCTCTCCTTCATGGCCGAGAGGATGAGCATCACAAAGCACGACGTCCGTGCCATCATCTTCTCCAAGGGGGACTGGCACCGTGTCGCCAAGACGTTCAACATGAGCCCCGTCATCGTCAAGGCCGTCAAGGTCGCGTTCGGGGGTGGTGCCGATGAGTAAGGTGCTCGTCCGCAAGCAGTTGTTCGATCCCAAGCAGACAGCCAATAACATGGCCACTGTTTCCGACCTCAGCAACTCAGGCACGATAGAGCAACTCGGTCTTCTCAATCTCCTCAGTGGCCCTCAGAAGCCACTCGCCCCTGCTGCCGCAGAGAAACTCGGGTACGGCATGGATTCAAAACAGTACAAGAGGCTTAGAACGGGGGAGAGAATAGGTCAGGGACTAGCCGGCCTCTACGGCGGGTACAGGGCATTGGACGCACTCGCCTCCGGCAGGAGCCCGACTAGCGCCATCGGTGCCGGGGCGGGGGCGTATGGGTCGGTTGCCCCCATAGCAAGCAGGGTCGGTGTCCGTGCCGCCAGCAGGGGCATGAAGCCCGCAGAACCAGCGCCTGAAAAAACCCGACAGACCACGCTCGACGAGTTCCCCGACGTAAAACCACCAGTCGCCGTCAAACCATCATCACCTGCTGCATCACCTGCTGCTGCATCACAAGTCGCTGTCGTAAAACCCAGCCCGCTGGAAGTCGAAACACACGCAGACCTTCGAGAATCTACAAATGTGCTACCCGAACAATTAGGCATGACCCAAATGGTCTTCCCCCCCGAGAACGCTGGTCCTGCTCAACCTGCTCGAGTCAAGGTCGTTGCGGAGCCGACGGTGCCGATGGAACCTCAAGACAAGAAGACGCTATCTTCGTTTGGAACACAAATCGAACCTGCGGAGGGTTTCAAGATCGACACCACCACGACTCAAACCCAGCAGGGTGATAAACTTACAGCCAATCAAAAGAGGATGCTCTCAGAGCAGAGGAAACTACATGAAGAATACGAAGACCCTGACGCGGAGGAGCAGGCTAGGAAGAAGGGACAGTTGCAGGGTGCGTGATATGAGCAACGAGGGTGTCAAGCAGTTCGTCGTCGAGATGGACAGGGAGATGTCCAAGAAGTCGTTCAAGTACTTCTTCACCGAGATACTGGGATTCCACTACAGCCACCATCACGAGATGTGGGAGAAGGGCCTCAACGGTCACAGGTACTACTGCGTGAAGGCGTCCCGTGACCACGGCAAGTCCACGCTTTTCATGTCGTATGCACTGTGGTTGGCGGCGTTCAACCCCGGAACTCACATCATGATCTTCTCGCACTCGCTCGAGCAGACCCTCGAGCACATGCGCTTCATACGCAACAACATAGAGACATCACCCTGTCTGAGGGGTCTCAAGCCGGAGGGCAAGCCTTGGGCCAAGTCGTACTTCGAGTTCACTAACGGCAGCCGTATGATGGCGAAGTCGGTGGGTGGTGCGACCCGTGGCTTCCACCCAGACGTGGTCGTGTGCGACGACATCCTGTGGGGTACTACTGGGACGGAACTACAACGCGCAGCCGATTGGTTCTACGGTGTCCTGCTTCCTGTCCTGCACCACTCGAGCCGACTGATGATGGTTGGAACCCCGTTCTCCTACAACGACCTGTATGCGGAGTTGGAGCAGAAGGAGACGTTCAAGGTCGAGACCTACCCGGCCATCAACAGCGAGGGCGTCGCCCTCTGGCCAGAGCGGTGGGACCTCGACGCCCTCGAGCAGAGGCGGATGTCCATGCCAGCCATACAATTCAGCCGTGAGTACCTGTGCGAGCCCATTCATGACGTTGCGAGCATGTTCCCAATGGATATACTGGAGGCTGCACGTGACCATGAACTCGTGCTCATCGACAGGGCAGAGACCTTTTACAACGACCAAGGCGAGGCGGATGGCGTGTGGGGACAGCACTTCGTTGGCTGGGACCCAGCGATATCGTCCGACAAGAACGCCGACTACACGGCCATGACGATCATGAGGTACCTAGGTGACGACGACATCAAGCAGATCGTGCATGTCGTCCACGAGAAGGGGCTCGGCAGCCATGCACAGAGGAACATGATGTTGTTGCTTAATAACAGATTCAAACCGGAACTCATCGAACTGGAGGGCAACAACTTCCAGCGGATGTTCGAGGCGGAGTTGCAGGACATGAAGGCCGACATACCGATCCGCACGTTCATGACTACGCGCACGAAGAAGGAGACCCTGTTCATGTCGCTCCTCATGGCGTTCGAGCAGGGCAAGATCAAACTCCCATACGGTGACGAGAGGAGCAAGCAGTACACCCACAAGGTCGAGGAGGAACTGAACCGGTTCGGCATGCAGAAGAATGGCAGGCTCGAGAGCGTCGGTGTCAATGACGACTTGGCGATGAGCCTTGCTCTGGCCAACTGGGGGACGAAGGAGTTCAAGGGTAGCGTCATGCTTCTTGATGACATCCTACCCGGATTCGACGACTGGATGGGGGGCAAGGACCATCGAAAGTCAAATTACGGGAGCCCTTGGATGATACCATAAGGTGATGCTATGCAATGGGAGTTCTGTGATTGCTGCACACCCATGCAACAGGCATCATTCGCCCTGCTAGACGGGTACTTTGAGAAGGCCAAGAAAAAGTCCAAGCCCTTCCACGGCTACAATCCCAAGAGGCACCACAGGAAGGGTGGCCTCAACGCCGCCGGTCGTGCGAAGTTCAAGAGGGAGACAGGTGCCAACCTCAAACCTCCCGTCACCACGAAGCCATCCAAACTCAAGCCCGGAAGCAAGAGGGCCAAGAGGCGGAAGTCGTTCTGCGCTCGCATGAGTGGTAGCAAGGGACCGACCAGCAAGGATGGCAAACTCACACCGAAAGGTGCTGCATTGAAGAGGTGGAATTGCTAATGGCGGAACTCAAGAGGGACAGTTGTTGTTGTGGTGGTAGTAAGAAGAACCCATGCAAGTGCATGGAGAAGGGTGTGATGAAGTGCTCGATGAAACCACCTCGTTGCCCATGCTACAGTCTACTCCACGCACAGCGCAAGGCCGCTGACAGTTTGAAGAAGATGGTGTTTGTGATATGATAGGATCTTGTGACTGCGGACATTGCATGGGCATGGGCTCTGCTTGGGACATGTTGGAGAAGAAACTCTGCCCGGAGGGCAAGGCTGCTGCAAAGAGGAAGTTCAAGGTCTACCCATCAGCATATGCGAACGGGTGGGCAGTGCAATACTGCCGAGGCAAGTTCAGGAAGAAGGGGAAGAAGAAATGAAGAACACCACATACGTAGAGGAATGGAATGAGAACACAACGAAATGGGGCTAGATGAATGAGTCGATGCACCTGCCATGACACCCTTGTCGTCAAGAACCTGAATCGATGGTTCAAGGAGAAGTGGGTGGATGTGTCGAGGAAGGACCCAAAGACGGGCAAACACCCACCGTGCGGCAGGTCGAAGGCCAAGACTTCGAGCAAGGGCTATCCAAAGTGTAGACCATCCGTCAAGGTGAGCAGCAAGACCCCAAAGACATCAGGCTCCATGTCGACAGGGCAGAAGAGAGCAGCAACCAAAAGGAAGCGAGCCAAGAGGCAAGGCGTGGGTGGCAAGCCCACCATCGTCAAGATACTCAAGTCCTCATCGGAGTACCACGCCACCTTCGATGTGGAGGGGGTCATGCGAGATGGCATCATGGGTAGCCTAACGTCACGGAGATCCAACAGGCACATCCCACAGTCTCTGAGGAAGGAGGACTCCGTGTCGTACACGTGGCCAACGCTTAAGGAGGCACAGGACTTTCAAGCAAGGAGGATGCAAGAGACAGGGATCAATTCCTCTAGGGTTGGAATAGTCAGAGTCAACAAGAGCATGCTACCTCCACCCACACAACACAGAGAGCCATACGGGAACATCAGCCTCGTTCGATCGGGTGGTATCCCACCCTCTGCATTGTCAAGGGTACAGGAGTAGTTAAGTAAAGGTCAATCGAGGGGTCAAGTATGTGGGGTAGCGCTTTTCTCACTGACTCCTTCGAGATCATCAAGTCGGAGCCTGAGAAACCCACTATACCAATCAGGAAGAACATGTTCTCGATCACTGGTGAGGGATGGTTCGAGACGCACTTGGGTTGCTCTGCCGCTGACTTCGTCGACAAGTTGCGCAAGATGAGGAGACACAACAAGGACTCCAAGTCCGAGATAGACACGATCATCGAGGACGTCAGGACACTCAAGGCCCTAGAGGTCAAGGCCACGCTCGATCACATCCCATGGGCTGACGACAGGCATGATACGATACGCAACCTCGGTCTCTCCGACAGGGACCTCAAGAGCCTCAGAAGATTCTCTGACAGCAGGCAAGTGGGTCTCATACAGGCATGCAACATGTGGGAGGGGGCAGACGCAGCGCTGAAGTCGCTCGATGACTTCGAGGACGTGTGGGGCAACGAGGAGCAGATGGCATGGGCAAGGGCCATGCAGAGCAAGACCGACGCACGGAAGATGTGGAGGTCCACCTTGCATCAGGCGGACAGCCTTAGCAGCAAGGACAGGGAGACCATCTCCAAGTCAGCCGAGATACTCACCATCGAGGGACCCCTCACATCACGCTCCCTCCATGAGAGGCTCATGCAACAAGGCGCAGTCCACAAGAGCATGACACCCTCCAAGTTGTCGAAACTCCTCAAGATGTACGGGGACGCCAACGACATAACATCAGGTGCATCGAGGGGCACCTTCGTCAAGATGCAGGGCAACGGGCTCATACTCAAGGACCCCATGGCGTATGCCGCTGGATTCTTGGATGCCGATGGGTACATCACCATCACAGGGAGGGGTGAGGCACGTGCTGGTTTCGTCGCCACCGGTGATAGGGGCAAGGCTCACTGTGAGCAGTTGCACAAGACCCTCGACTGCGGTGTGCTGCAACTCGATCAGAAGATACACAAGAACAGCACGAGGAGCCAACACAGGCTCCAGTTCTACTCCAAGGCCGATGTCGAGAAACTTCTGAAGGGCATTCTACCGCACCTGAAGATGAAGGACACACAGGCCAAGGCCGTCCTACAATACATCCATGAGGAAGACCCCCTTCGCAAGGAGCAATTGATGCGCGTCGTTCGCTTCTCGAATTGGAAGGATGATACTAAGAAGGCTGAGGATCTGCTAAGCGAATGGGAGTGCACAGTTGATGATATCACGAAATGGTCGGAGGGACTTTGATGGCAGATGACGAGAGCAGGGTCAGCCGATTCCTATCCGCGTTGGGTAGGCCATTCCGAAGGAGGACCACTCCCCAGCCACAGATGCCCCTCTACACGACGGGCATACAGGAGCCGGTGCTGGCTCAGGGCATCACCATACCGGCGTTGTACGCAGTCTCGCGTGAGAACCTCATACTGAGGACCGTCCTCGCCAAACTCAATCAGGAGATATTCAGGAGGGGGTACTACTGGGAGAAGAAGTTCGAGTTGAAGTGCACAGACTGTGGTGAGGAGTACAACCACGAGATCGACGTCTGCAAGATGTGTGATGGTCCACTGAGGAAGTGCGACCCGGACGAGATCATCTACCCGAAGTGGCTTCTCAATCAGGAGAACTCCATGGAGCAGTCATTCATGCACGTGCTACAGGAGATAGAGCATGACCTCAACGTCGTCGATGACGCGTTCCTCATCCTCGTCAAGGAGTACTTCGTTGATGAGAAAACTTCGGAGATCATGTTCTACAGGGTCAAGGAGATTATCAGGGGTGATCCCATCTTCATGAGGATCGTATCCGACAAGCGTGGTGTGCGTGGTGGTAGGTACAAGGTGTGCCCCATCCACCGCGACCAAGTCTCATACCCCGGTCAGGACGATCCATGTCAGGTGTGTGGCTCTAAGATGGAGGATGCACATTACGTCAACATGGCAGGAAGTGGCAAGACTCAGTACTACCTCAAGGGCGAGGTGGTTCACGTCAGCAAGTACAACCCGTCCAAGTTGTACGGTAAGAGCCCCGTCAACACGATGTGGCGCCAAGCGATGACACTCACAGCCATGGACAACTACATGTACACCGCATACCAGAAGAGAAGAGTACCAAAGGGCATCATATCAGTCACGACAGACAACCTCGAGTCGATGAAGTCGTTCTGGAAGGCCGTTGACGAGAAGATGGAGCGAGACCCTCACTACGTTCCGAAGGTCGGCATAGAGTCAGCCACGGGCAGGGGTGGTGTCAACTGGGTCAAGTTCATGGACACGATGGAGGAGATGCAGTACATCTCCGTGCGTGACGAGATAAGGAACAGGATAGCAGCGTACTACGGTGTGAGCGCCGTGTTCATGATCGACAACGGGAAGAGTGGAGGTCTCAACAACGAGGGGATGCAGATCCTCGTCACCAACAGGGCTGTCGAGTTCGGTCAGAAGGTGTACACTGAGATCCTGTTTCCACGCATGCTGAGGCAGATGGACGTGCACGATTGGAAACTCACACTCTATCCGAACGAGGAGGAGGACGAGATCACCAGACTACGGAGGGACGAGATGGAGGCCAACCTCGCACAGCGAATGCTGATGCTCGGCTACAAGCCCGAACTCCTCCAAGAGGGACAACGCGACATCCGATTCGTTTATCGCAAGCAAGCGCCAGAGATGGAAGGGGCTCCACCCGGCATGCCTCCTGCCGGAGGGGCTCCACCGATGATGCCACCGATGGCTGGTATGGCTGGTGCACCACCCATGATGGGTGGCATGCCAGCGAGGGGAATGCCTCCGGGCATCATGCAACAGGTCATGCCACCGTCACAACCCGGAGGTGAGGGTGTGGGCATCAGGACGCCAAGTGGCCCAGCACGTCCACAGCAGCGCTCATCCATGGGTGCTGGAGCACCATTCTCGAGCGTCCAACAGAGGGGTCCAACCAATACTCTAGGGCAGAATGTCTCTAACGCTCTACAGAACGCTAGAAGGCCTCGTGGTGCATAAGTGTAATTAAGGCAGCATGCCTACGGACGGGCGAGCATGATGGATTTAACGAAGATGGACCCAATGGCTCGAAAGATGAATGTCCACGCAGCAGCCCTTTCTGAGGCTCTTGAGACCGGTGATGCCGAACTTGCGAAGTCGCACATCAACGAAATACTCAAAGTCGGCGATTTCATGCTCGAGGACCTAGACTTCTCCATAGCCAAGTCACAGGAGGCAGAGATAAGCCCGATCAGCAACTTCGCCAATGGAGTACCAGTGATCAAGTACAACGAGCGCGGCACGAACTTCAACACCGATAACAGGAGCAGGCAACTACCCGGCACCATCATCTCATCGAGGAGCAACTCGAGGATGAGGCCGCACACAGGAACATTCGGTGGGTACAGACCACAGTAGGTGCTCGAATGGCCGAAGAGCAGGATGTCACCGAGCGACTCATGAACGCCCTCATCTCCAAGATGGAGTCCATGGACAGCGACATTAAATCGGTCAGGGCAGAGAACGACCAACTCAGGAAGATGATGTCCAACCCAGCCACTCTCCTGAAGAGGGCTGGCTATGTCAGGACCAACACTCCCCTCTCCGAGGACATGCTAGACGATCCCTTCAGGATGGATGACACGGTCATCAAATCAGAGGGAACCATGAGCAACCAACTCGACACATACACCAACGAGGAGGTGCATGAGATGTCATGGGAGGAGATTCACGAGATGGCCTCGCAACACAGGGAAGTAAGGGAGTTGTACTAAGATGGTAAGACCAAGATACAGCGATGCAAGCACAGACGCGATTAAGATGCTAGAGAAGGCGCATTTCCTACTGGAGAAGGCCGAAAAACTACACATGGTCGAGCACGACGGCAAGAAGGTCCCACACTTCGCTGCTGATGGCAAGGGCCACAAGGACGAGAAGAAGAAGGCCGACATGGCCGAGAAGGACAAGTACTGCATGAAGCGCTTCGGCAAGAAGTACTCTGAGTGTACGGCAGATCAGAAGGCACAGTGCGACAGAAGCGTCGACAAGGTCGAGAAGGGCAGTGGTAAATGCCCATCATGTGGTGAAAAGATGGACAAGGGGATGTGCATGAAGGCCGGTTGTGGAGGCATGATGAAGTACGGCAACGTGCAGAAGGGTCCTCATCACAAGGAGCAGTCCTTCGACACGAAACCCGGAGGCGTTCAGTTCATGGCCGAGTCGGGCGGACAGACATACAACGCCTACTACACGACGAACCAATCGCTCCTTGAGTCAGACGATGTAGCGAACAAAGGTGCTAGAAGCGAGAACTACAACCTAGAGGCACTTGGTCCAATCACCAACACACACGACAGGGCCGTGGTCACCCACGAGATAACCAGTGGTGGGGAAACGAGAGTACCAGAGGCGTGAGACATGAGTGGAGTCCATATTTTCAGAAAAGCAAGAATGGCGCCTTGTGCCGCCTGTGGTGCTAACCCCATGGAGGGTGACAGAATATGCGCACTACCCGGAACACCGCCCCATCCGATAGAAGGGTGCAATGATTACAGACCGATGCAATAGGTGGTAGCGTGTGTATGAGGACGCTGCTGACATTTTCATAAGGGCACGTGACGCCCTCATAGAGTCAGTCGACAATGACGTGGACATCGACTCCTCCATGCGGGAGTACATATTCGCCAAGTCCAACTTGAGGGCCCATGGGTTCGACTACGATCCCACGTGGCGCGAGATGATGTGTGACAACCTCGTCAAGCAGGAGAGACGGGAGAGATTTGTTCCCAGTTCAGAGTACAAGAGGAAACTGAGGGTGAGCAGGAGGGAGCATCACAAGGGCCACCTCCCACGCACGAATCACTTCGCTGGTCGCATAAAGAGGAACGACCCATCGGTGTCACACGGCATGCCAGTGAGCGGAATAGCAGATTCAAGGCGACACCACAGCATGGCTGATGAGCACATCCTGTCAGCCATCCACGACCCCCTAGAGAAGAAATCCATGACAAGTGGGGTCCCGCGGAAGATAGACTTCCTAGCAAGGAGGTTCCTACCGAACGAGGAGGGCAACTCCCGAGCCAAGGACGTCAAGAGGGCAGAGAGGCTCATCGAGGACTGGATGAAGGGGACGAGCAACCCCCACGTCACTGAGAACAAGGAGGGCACCTACTCATACCCACTCTTCGGTCCACTCGGTGACTCCGCCGACCAATCCATACTCAGCCACGAGGACGACATCTACGAGAGGGACTTCAGGAGATGGAGCCGGGACAACGCAGCGGGTCAGGACAGCAGCGAGATCAGGCAGCAGCACTTCAATGACAGGGCAAAGGGGTGGATGGACACATCGGGCCCCGAGTTCGACGAGTCAGGTGAGTTGTCCGAGGATGACAAGGCGATCCTCGAATACCTATCAGAGAGGCCAGAGGCAGAGGCCATACGAGAGAGGGTACGAACCTCATCCATCACCAAGCACCCCTCCTACCTGAACCAGTTGTCGTTCATGCTTGGCCTCCAGTGGCTCTCACCAGAGGAGCGCTCCAAGGTCATGGATCATCTGACTGAGCACGGTAGCGACTCCAAGGAGCAGCATGTGAAGTTCGACGACGGCACACGACTCCCCATGGGACGACTGAAGAGAAACATGAGGATGGCATCGGCGAATGCGCTCAGCCACGTCAGGAGGGGACCCAAGGCAGGTCCGCACAACGTCGCACCCGCGTGGTCGCAGAACTACGAGGTTGGACCCGGCGTCGACGAGAGGGCACTCTACTCCGTCCTCGAGCATGCGTACTTAGTCGATGGTAAGGTCACTTTTGACAGGATAGAGGCGGAGAAGGCGGAGATGGCTGAGAAGGACAAGCGCTGCATGGATAAATTCGGTAGGAGATACTACGAGTGCACAGTAGAGCAGCAGAGACGAATCGACAGGGAAGTCGAGGGTCACGGCAAACTCATGAACAAGGCCATGGCCAATCTCCACGAGGCCTTTGGCATCAAAATGGATGACGATAACCACGTGGAGCGATTCATGCACCTACCCGACCTATCTGCATCCCAACTGGCTGGCATCAAGGGTGACATGGTAGATGAGATGGAGACACTCACTGCCGATAAGAAGAAGGGAAACGTGGTGAAGAGGGACAACCTCCTACACGTGCTTGGCTTCGACAGTAAAGGGAACGAGATACCAACCGGCGACCATGGCTACCCGAACCACTCAGGCCCATTGATAGACAATGCCCACCTACAATCCCTCCTCAATAAGGAGAAGGAGTTCAAACTTCTACCCAGCAGACGCAGGGAGATACAGGACGTTCTTTCCCTGTTCGGGACAAACGTCCCCTTCAAGGACATCGAGAGCCTACCAACGGAGATTCAAGAGGCCATATCCTTGCTTGGTGACAAGCACTTCGCAGGTGACTTCGCAAGCATGTACCACGAGGGTGGGCATGCCATAGACCAGCACATACTCACCGAGAAACTTCACGACCACCACTCAGAGGGGGATGACAGCATCATCTCGACCGTGGACAGGAACAAGGAGGCCATCATCCCGAACCCGAGGAACATGGGCCTCTTCGGCCATCTGATGCGACCCTCCGCCGAGTCGGACCTCGGTCCCCACGCACTACAACACCACTCCAACTTCCTAGGGACAGCACTCTTCAACCACGCCCTCTCCTCCGTCACCTTCCCCTCCGTGGCCAGACTCCTGCATGGCATGAAGCAGTCCGAGGTCGGATCGAGGTACGGCAAGCGGCAGACCATCGACCAACTCAACAATCTACTCGTCGACTCCGCGACGGAGGGCAACAAGAAGAACATACCATACGGCAAGGGAATCATGATGCTGCCAAAGGACATCACCGACTACGATAGGGAGTTGGATCGTGAGGTAGGGGACTTGTTCGCAGGTGGTGGGTCCGTCCGCAGGGACGTGAACCTAGACGACTTCACACTCATGTCGGGGGAGCAGGGGAGGAACAAGATCGAGCACATGAGACTAGCCTCGCTGCTTGGTGGCATCCATGACAGGTTCCCAGCGAGGAACTCACGCATCGACTTCAACGAGGACAACATCAGGCAACTCGAGCAGGCGTTCTCCACCACCGATGCCACAGGTGACAGGAGAAAGGCAGCGAGTCGAATAGATCAGATGAACCTCAAGCACCAATACGAACTCAAGTCGATAGTGGACGCAGCACGTCACCTCGCCACACTCCTACCACCAGAGGCCCTCGACCCTGACAACCCGGCGTTCGATGCCAACATCAGGAGGCTCTTCCACGATGCCAACAAGTCGTTGCATGTCCTACCACCACAGTATTGGGAGGGTGTCGGTGTCAGGCCGATGACCGCTGACTACATGATATCCAAGCAGATGCAGAAAGCCGAGCCCATCTACAGCCAACTGAGGGAGCGCCTCACACAAGGTGGTGGCATACCAGTCACCTCCCGCTCCAATCCAAGCGAGTTGGCGGAGCAACTCGGGTTCCCCTTGGACGAAGCCCACATCCAACACGTGCGATCATACATTGAGAGCATACCACAGGATAGGGTCCAGATCGTGCAGTCGAATCACAATCTGATAAAGGAGCATGGTGACCTCATGGGCTTCGACTCAGGAGTGTATGACGACCACCTCGACAACCACATCAAGCAGCAGTACGGGCATGGTGCCGGTAGTGCCGACTCACCGCTCGTAGCCGAGCAGCGAAACATCAAGAGCATTAGGTCGAGACTAGAGAAAAGGATGCGCGAGGGTGATCAGAGCGTTGCTCAACAACTGCAGCAACTAGAGTCGAGATTGAGGGAACTGGACCCACTCATTGAGCAGGAGAACAGGATACGCTCCTTTGACGCTCTCTATAGCAGGGCATCAAGGTACCTCGAGGACAACAACGTCGATAGGGCCACCTCCACCATATCGAGGCTCGCAGAGAGGATGGGCATAGAGGTAGATACCAACAACCCCGGACGGGCACTCGAGGGAATCAGTGAGATGATATCCGAACAAAGGGGTGGACTGGGGTACGGTAGGCAACTTCATGGTCACAGCGAGGCCATCCAAGGAATCTTCAACAAGGACAGGAAGGAGCAGCACTCCGCCTTCGGGATACGACGCATCCAAGCACCACTCGACACCAACAAGACGGACGATGGGAGTGTGACCACCACTCCATTCACTAGGATGGGGGAGAGCGAGAGATACAGGGGCGGGGTGTTGAGCGACACGACCAGAGGTCAGGCACGTGAGGGAATGAGCGCCAGCCACAGGCACAACCAGACGCTCCACAACCTACGTGACTTGGTCGTCTACGACCCCGAGAGCGACACAGGCGCCAATGAAGACAGCACGTTCTCCACCGAGCGCCTTGAGTTCGGCGCACAACCAATCACCGACTTCAACTCGGATGGAGCCAATGCCATGCACTACTTCACCAGTGCGAGCGCCAAGAGGCAGAACGGGTGGAGAGTGAGGCCAACACACGGTTTCGAGTTCGACGAGGGGTCGCCCCAGATCGGCACCCAGACCTTCGAGCAAGCACTAGTGTCAGTTCCCAATGACATGATCAGCGCAGCCCTCGGCCCAGACGTCGCTCAGAGGTACCTCTTTAACGGCATGAACACTGATACCTATGGTATGACCGAGTTCGAGCCCCCAGCCAACAGGGGAGATGCGATGGGGGTACCCCTGTCTCAGACATCCATGATCGGCAAGTCGATCCAAGACGCTGGACTCTATGCCACGTTCATGCTCAACCCGGACCTGATCGTCAAGGCAGATGCCGCACCCGAGTGGGTGCCACCCATCAGACCCATGCACAGAATATTCAGAATGAGGGACTTGGAGGAGTTGAGGGGCTTCACCGGTAGTTGGGTCGTATCGAAGTGGTACGACGGCGATAGGATAGTCCTGACCAAGAAGAACGGGAGGGTCAAGGCCTTCGACGAGGACGGGGGACAGAGAGCCATCCCAGATTGGGCCAAGAAGGGGGTCAAGAACCTAGGTGAGAAGGACTGCACACTCGACGGCATCCTCGGTAAGGACACGCTCCACATCATGGACATCATGCACTATGACGGCACCGACATCATGGACATGAACGTCAGGGAGCGCTTCAAGGTCCTCAGAGGACAGTACGATAGTCACGAGCAAGTCATCATCGTAGGTCCACACGACACGAGGTTCACGGACGAGGAGGGACTACAGGATGCCGTCAAGACACTACAGGCAGAGCACAGAACCATCCTGCTCAGGGATGGCAAGAGCACCTACATGCGCGGTGAGAGAAGGCATCCCAAGTGGGTGGTGCTGAGACCGAACAGGGACATCAACCTCATCGTCCTCGATCGCAGGGGCAACGGCCCCTACACATACAGGCTCGGTGCGGGCCCGTTGTTGGACGGGGAGGGCCTCGATGACAGGGCCGTCGAGCATGACGGCAAGGTCTACCTCGACGCTGGTACGGTCTCGAGCCCGAAGCCGTTCGAGGAGGGTGACATCGTCAAGGTCAGGTTCTCTGGCATCAAGAGGGAGAGCAAGGGAGGACGTGACATATTCACGATCAACCCATCGAAGTTGGTCGGCGAGGGACAAGGCGAGTCCAGTGTCTCGATGGAGACGCTCTCCATACTCGCCAAGGCATATCCACCAGTGCACCTCCCACATGGTATCGACATCATGGACGACACCCTACTCGTCACACTACCCAACGAGAGCATGGTCACATACAGTTTGGAGAAGAGCAGCCTAGGATATTGGGTGCACTCACCGACCACACCATTGTCCGACATGGGAATGGATACTTACAGCATAGAACTATCCGAGAGCCTCAAGCCATTCTGGGGTGAGGTCGCCAGCATGATGCTGAAGGGCAAGATAGAGAGGCAGAAGGAGGCAGAGAGCGAGGTCGCACCAAGCGAGGAGCAGCAGGAGCACCGCAGGAAGGTCATTGGGAGTGAGAGCGCTGGCATCCTGAAGCCAGAGGACAAGAACATCCTACTCAAGCCGAAGATGAAGAAGGCACTGGAGGTGCTCGAGCGAGCACTCGACGTCCTCGAGAAGGAGCAGATGTTCAACACGACTGGTGCCAAGGGCTTGGGCATCGACTTGGGCGGAGGGACAGAGAGCCCTAGGGGCCCAACGAGACTCACGTCAGAGATGTCGTTGCCCGACTGGGACATGAAGGCGAGACCGGAGGAGGACCCCGAGGAGGAGTATCCCAAGGCAAAGGCCCTCAGACAGAGGAAGAAACGCTCGCAGTCAAGCGATTCTGAGGAAGAGATTAATACGAAGCAGGAATAATACGTTGCCGCTTCATATATGTAGTATGACAGAACGAACTGTGATACTGTGTTGTCACAACCACTACGTGCAACAGGAGAGTCAAGTCTCCGATTGCTCAAGGGTGGTGACCTCGTCGTCGCTGGTTATGCCAGTGTCGAAGTGGTAGACAAACAAGGCGACAAGATAACCAAGCAGGCACTCAAAGACGCATTCAAGAAATACATGGAGGACCCGAAATTTAGAAACGTGCAACTAGCGCACTCAAACATACAAGTCGGGGAAGTAATACCATCATACACTGATAACGAAGGGAGGTTCTGGAAAAGCGAAGTTGACGATGTCGGCATGTTTGTGGTTGTATCACTACGAGACGACATCGAGAAAGCAAAGGAAGTCGCTGCTGAAATCCGCAAAGGGGCACTCAGGGGATTCAGCATCGGTGGTCAGGCATTCAAGAGAGTGAGGAAGTCGGACCCCGAGCATGGAGACTACCAAGAGATCAGCAAGTTGGAACTGCATGAGATTACAATCTGCGAGCGAGGCATCAATCCAGAGGCGACGTTCAAGATTCTAAAAGAAGACAAAGAAAAACAAAAGGTGACAAAAATGACAGAAGAAAATGACGTAATGACGCAAATGACTGACGTCCTCTCGCGTCTTGAAGGTCGGCTAGATGCATTTGAGAAGGGAATGCCTCCTCAATTCGTCAAAGACAAGAAAGACGAGAAAGAAGACAAAGACATGGATAAAGACGAAAAAGAAGCCATGATGGGTGAGAATAAAGAAGAGAAGAAGAAATCCGAGGAGTACTCGGACGTCATCTCCTCAGAATATCTCGATTGGATGGAGAACACCCTGAAATCCGCTGGTGTGGATGTAGAGGGTGCTCGAACCCACTTCGATGACATAACAAAAGAGAACCTAGGTTCAGACCCCAAAGTTATCGGAGACGGTGGTTCCTACTTCGGTGGGCAAGCACCCGGCAGGGAGCAGGAAGACGGCAAGCCAGAGACCCCCAAGGCCGAGTTCGGCGCTGGTGGGAAAGGCAAACCATCCAAACTCAGGAAGTCCGATTATCTTAACCCAGAGGACGTATCCGCGACTGACGTGGAAGCAGCCTACGAAGTCTACAAGGCAGCCATGCTAGAGGCAGAGATGAAGAAATCCCTAGAGGGACAGTTCGCATCTCGCTACGAGCAAGAGCGCTCCGAGGAGATAGCCAAGGCCGCTGCCCTCGAGTTCGACGCACGAGGACCTCTCGATGAGATCCAGAAGTCGATCGCCTCCCTAGCGGAGAGAGTCGAGGCAATCAGCAGCCCAGCAGAGACTGGCGAGACCATCGCCAAGTCCGAGTCCATACCATCAGTAGATGTTCCCTCCACCGCTGACCTAGCGTCAATGTCGTGGGACGAGGTGCACAACCTCGCAAACAAGGCCTTCAGGAGGGCCTAAGTAAAACACAGAGGTGATTATGAATGGCAAGAGACTACGTACGAACAATAACTGACATGGAACGGTACTACTACGGTGCCGGGAACGCAATGGGCTACTCCTACTCCGGTAGCGAGTTGCTCAAGGCCGACAGCCCAATGCTGTCCACGACTGCTGGTACCTACCAAGCGATCTACGGGCGCAAGGTCTGGTCGCAGTTGAACCAAGAGTTCAACGCCTTCAGCATACTACCCAAGAGGCCTTGGGACAGATCAGGATGGAGAGTCATCACCGCCAAGCCTAACGGCGGTGCACTCCACGGCGGCGTTGCTGAGAACGCAACACTGCCTGAGACTGTGAGACCAACCTTCCAGCACGTCGCTGCAAAGCCAAAGACGATCGCTCACACCTTCGACATGTCGGAGACTGCGATCTTCCTTGCTGACAAGGACGACGGCCTCGGAGACATCCGATCCGTGTTGAAGGAAGAGATGGGCAAGCATCACGCTGAGATGGTCAACAAGATGCTTCTCACTGACGTGACTACAAAAGCAAACAACAACTTCGAGTCGTTGGACAGGATCACAACTGGAAACAACCAGATGGCAGCAGGTCAACACTATACCGCTGGTGAAGAGGACATTTACTCCATCGACAGGAGCGAAAACACATGGTCCTTCGCTGAGGACAACGCTAATGCAACCAGCACTAACAGGGCCCTCAGCCTAGACCAACTGGACACGCTCTTCCAGAACATCTGGGAGCGCGGTGGAAACCC